TTTAGTATGGTTTTCTATTGCTTTTAAGAAATGTTCGTGTGCACGTTTTACATATTCTCTTGCTGATTTCCAACCACCTTCTCCAGCTTTCATTTTTAGAGCTTGATCATATCTTGATCTATTTGATCTTAGTACATCTCTTGCACCCATTAAAGCAGTTGCTCCGGCTTTTGCTTCTGCTCTTTTACCTGCTAGATCAGCAGAAGATGGAACTTTAGAAGTATCTATTGAATAAACTATATCTGCATATTCACCGAAAGCTTTGAAATTATGAATACCTTTAGTATTATAATCAGCTCCAGCTCTATCTCCTCTTTTAGAAACGATATTACCATTAAAAGCTAATACAGATTTTCCAAGAGTCATACCAAGTAAACCAGGATTAACTGTTCCACCATACCAAGATTTATCTCTAGTATTCTTTTTTGCTTTTGTTACTATGAATACATTTAATACGTTGCCACTTGAATCTCCATAGCCAGATGTATCTTTCTTAACTGCAGAGTCTGGTGTATTTGCCCAGTCAAACTTTTTCGTTGCTGCTATCCTTTGAAAGATTTTTTTCCCTGAACTCCAACGTGAAGAGCTTAGTAAAGTATATAAATCTGATAGTTTTTTAGATTCAAATTTTTCTGTTAGTAGAAGAGCATTTAATTCTTCTTTAATTATTTTTCTAATTGTTTTAGAATTCATTATATCTCTCCTTAACCTATTTTTGTTAATTTGTGTGTTTGAGTTGCCATCCAAGCATCACCAGATAAACCAGCAGCTTTAGAAGCTTTTTTAATTGCTTCAACAGTTGATCTTGCTTTTACAGTATAAACTTTCTTTGAATCTAATTTTACACCTGATAGTGTCATGTTTACAAATTGCATTTTCCAAGTTCCAAAGCCTTCATTTACTAAAGATTCTAATTTAATACCTTCAGTCTTTTTAGCAGTTGTTCCTAGTTTTTTGTGTAAATACTTATCAGCATCATCACCTTCATCTCCATCATTATCAAGATCTTTATCTTTTAAGTCATCGAATTTTGTATCAGCTTCTTTATCATCAATATGATCTACAGCCTCTGCGATTTCGTAATATTTACCAAGTTTGTGACCTATGTCTTCAAATACAGATTCTAAGCGTTGTTGAAGTTGTGCTATCTCATTTGCAGTTTTAGAAAAAGTATCTACTGCTGAATTTACTTCTTTCATATCTCTTTTTACAGATATACCATCGAACCAATCGCCAGCTTCATTTACAGCTAAAGCCGATGCATTAGATGACATCTCTTTAAGAGTGTTTACTAATTCCTTAATATCAGATTCTCTGTAAACAGATTTTCCGTATTCATTAAATTTAGAAACTGAATCTATGATAGCTCTTTTCTGTTCTCTTGTCAGTTTTTGAGCTTCTTCACTTTCTTTTAATAGTTTTCTTAATTTCATTATTTTCTCCTTCTTGGTAAAGAACATTTACATGTTAAATCGCAAAGCATTTCGTTTATTATATCGTTTACTCTGTCATACTTATTTATTTTAATAGTTTTTGTAACTGATTCATTTACTGGATGCATAAAAGCTCCATGAGTTGATGGGTTTGAAACAAAGTCCCAACAAACTAATTCAAAATCTTTTTGAACTTCTACAGTACCATCTTCGTTCATTTGCTTAACAGAACCCATACCTCTTGAAGATATACCTAACTTTATATTAGCTTTTAATAATTCTTTTAGAATATTTCCCGATGGTGTTCCCAATACTTCTACTTGTCCCATTAAATCGTTTTCTTTCCACCATATCTTATTTATATTGTGAGATGCATTTTGTAGATTAACTACTGATGAATCTGGGTGGTCTAATTCCCCTAATGCTCTTCGTTCTGCTATTTCTGTTTTAGCATATCTTGCAGCTTCTCTCATTAGGATTTCTTTTGGGTATACTCTTCCATTTTGATTCTTTGCACCAGCTCTTTGTAATACACCAGTAACTATAACTCTTCCGTTGTTTCTTTCTTCTGATTCACGGATCAGTGCTGGACTTATGGAAAACGGTATTGTATCTATTAGGATATTTCTCATTGTTTGCTCCAAACGGTTCTTTTTCTATATAAATCAAAAAACAGCTCGGCAATTTCCGAACGGATAATTTTTCGAATTCTTGCTAGATCTTCTTTTTCTAGCTTCTCTTTTAGTATAGTCTTTTTCTTTTTCATTAAAACCTTCTTAATCTTTCTGATATCCGTTGCATTTTTTCCGAAATCTTTTGAAGATTACTTCTAGTAGATTTCCAATACTTAGTTGAATCTACTCCCGATTCAGATTTTAACTTGATATTCTGATTGACTATACTTTCAATCTTATATAATTTACTATTGATTTCTCTAATAGCTCTATTTACTTTTTGCTTAGAAGTTGCTGTTTCATCTTTCTTGTAGTCTTTATAAGAAACTTCAGAAAGTAATGCAGTTTTTGCAAGTCTCATAAACTTAGACTCTTTCTTTAGATTTTTTACTTTCTTATATCCGCAAGTTTCAGCTACATCATTCTCATCTTCCTTTCCATCTTTACTAAAAGCATTAGGAGTATTATATTCTCCTCCAGCATCTGCAGTTGTATTCGCTTCTTCTATCTCTTTAGCTAATTCATCTAACTTTTTATTTAGAGACATTTTTCAACTCCTTAATTAAATCGTAAGATCTTAGCAAGGAAACAAGATGTAAATCTTTTAGTTTCTTTTCGCCTTGTATATTTAGCAATTGAGATTTTACTTCACCCAATTTAATTTTTACTATCTTGTTAGGAACGCCTTTTTGTAATTTGCCCAAAACTTTAGCAATTTTAATTACTTCAGTATCAGCATACTTCTTTAACTTTTCTGTATTGGAAACGTTATTTATATATTCCTTTAATAGTTTCTTTTGAGGTATACCAAGTTTTCCATACTTATTATTAAACTTTTCTAATAATATGTTGTATGATAATATTCTTAAATCTTTGTCGCCTTTTGAGAATTCTTTTATTACTTCAGCCTTTTGCTTTTTTATCTCTACTGATTTACCAGTTATAGATTCTACTATAGTATATCTTGATCTAACCTTATCTGCTGGGTTGGTATAAGTTGAATCTAAAGTTTTTGCTATTGAAGCATTCATTTTGTAATTAGAAATCTTAGTCTTAAAAAAAGATTCTAGATTATAATTAGACTTTATTTCTTTTATTAGATTATACTTTTCTTTTCTTAGACCAGTTCTATTAATTTTTGCATATTCTCTGATCACTGCATCGATAAATCTATTTGCCTTATCTTCAGAATTGAATTTTTGATTCTGAAGTGTGTGATACATTTGAATTTCTTTTCTAATTCCAGTTTTAGAGTTAAAATATGTTTCGAGTATCTTTATAGCAGGCGAACTCTTAACACCGTTCAAAGTGTCACTGGTTATTTGTCTAACCAATAACTCAAATAATACACCTGTATTTTTGAATTTCGAATGTTTTATATTTTTCTTTTTCATCTTCTCTGCCTAGTTTCTTATAAATATCATAATAGTATTAAATGTTATCATCTAATAAGCTGTTTTCATTTAATATAGAAGCGTTTTTGCTTTTATTAAATAGATTTTTTGCAATTGTAAGATTGGATTCCCTCTTCAAAGTATTAGATCTTCTTCTAACGTTATTACTAAGCTTACCTTCTCTATTTCTAATCTCTGTCCCAAGTGGGTCTCTTCCTCTTGCAGAGTCTTGAGTTCCAGATTTAGGTCCTTCATCAGGTCTTCCAACCTTTCCATTATTTTCAAATGCTGAAGGAGCTTCCGGTTCATCAGTTTCAGGATCTAGTACTGCTAATGTGTGAGGAGTACCAAGAGCTTCTTGTGATATTTCAGGATCATTACCTTCCATTTCTAATTGAGATTTTCTAAATCTTTCTTTAGCGTCTTTTCTTACTCTAATCTTTTCTGCTTCGATATCGTCATCTGATAATTCGAATACATTTTTATATACCCAATCTTCTGAAAGAATTTGAGTATCTTTGATTTCTCTAGCTAATTGTATTTTACTATTCCATAATTCTATCTGTTCTTGTTGATAGATAGTAGACGGGTTTGTTAGTTCTAAAGAAAAGTCTGCTAAATCTTCATCTTTATACCCTTGAGAATATAAGTGAACAATTGCGATTTTCGTAAGCTCCGATACTAATATTCTTTGGATTCTTTCTATTGTTCTTGCAAACCTAACATCTTGTGCTGCTAGTGTTGCCTTACCTTCAACGCCTTCTTCATAACCAATAAAAGCTTTTGGAATCTTTAATGCAGCAAACATTCTTTCCTTTAGATAATTTACATCATCGATACCTGTCCATTCCATTCCCCCAAGTGTATCTATTTCTGTTCCAGATTGTCCACCTCTTACTGGAAGATAAAAGTCTTCCATCATATTATTCATATTATACTTCAAGTCATATTGACCAGTCTTCGTATCCATATAAGGAGTTTTCTTAGACTTGTTAATTACTCTTTGCATATAAGTATCTACTTCAGCTGGTGGTATATTACCTATATCAACTTTGAAGATTCTTTTTTCTGGTGCTCTCATGATTCTGTGAATCATCATTGCATCTTCCATAAGAGTTAACTGCTTCCAAACCTTTCTTGAAGGTTCTATCATAGATTTACCATAAGGTAAAAAGTTTGTATCTGATAATAGTCTGAAGTGAGCTATTTCATAATTGTCATATTCTACTTTTGCTACCTTTGAATTATATCCAGAGTGGCCTCCCATAGAAGCGTCTTGTATAAACTGTACTAATTCTGGATTCTTGGGATCAAAGTTTTCATGCCTGTACATTTCATAGCTAGAAATTGGCATAACACCAATAATACCTATCTTTTCAGCAATATCCAATTTCAAATAGAAATCGCCATATTTACACATGTTACGAACCCATGGCCACAAATTAAATTCTATGTTTACAACATCATAGAATAAGTTGTGGAGGATCTTTTTCACTTCATCGTTTTTACAATTAATAGTTAAGACATCGCCGAATTCATCTTTCAATGTAGTTTCATCTGCATAGATATCTAGTGCTGCTGAAATTATTGAATCTTCATCCATTATTTCATAGTCACCATATAATTGCAATTTTAACGTGTGGAAGTTTGGATCATTAGCAGGATTAACTGCTCCCATTGTAGAATGTAGTTTGCTAAACCTATCTATTAATCTGTTTGTACTAAGTTTTTCTTTTGCTTGGGCTTTATTTACATCTATAACCTTTAACTTATTATTGCCAATCCTTCTGACAATAGTGTTAGTTGAAAATAAACCTCTTAATCTATTAAAAAATGTATTGTTTTCCATTTTATTTCTAACCCTTTATAAAAGCCAAGTTAAATCCTCATCTTCACGTCCTGTTTTCATTGTCCATTGCGCTTGATGAGTATTCGTATTATTATATATGCCACTAGATTTTTCAAAATTATTTAGTGCCAATCTATTTAACTCTATTCCTTCATTTCTTAATTTCAATGCATGATCTCTAACAAATAAAGAAATTGCAAAAGCCATTACAAGGTCATCATTATAACCTCTTTGTGCTTCTGGCCTATTACCATTCCATATAAAAACTAACAGTTCATCTATCAGTCTTTTCGACTTCACGGTACAGGACTTCTCTCTAAAATAAATATCAAGTTTTGATACCAAAAGCGGTCTTGTTCTCTGAGATGTTGTGAATCCCGGAGTCATTTGTGATCGATCTTTCATATCATAACCTTTAGTCAATTGAGTTGTAGGATCAACTACTCCTTCGTGCTTATATGTATAATACAAGTTTCTATATCCCCTATCTATTGAAGGTTGTAATGCTGCCCAACCTACATTTGCATTCTCAATTACTAGTAAAGCTTCATTATATTCTGTAGCTACATTGACTAACATGTTACCAAATTCTTTAGTACCAGGTTGACCTTTGTATTCTGCAACTTGTGTTACTGATTCTACATCTATTACATGGAATGTGGAATAGTCTCCGCCATCGCCACGAGCAACATCGGCAACAACCATATAGTCTCTTGAATAATCAGGGTACTCCCATATCCAAAATTCATTATTAGGACCTCTCTGTTCCATTGGTTCTTGGCACATACTCTCTTTATACCATTGTAATAATTCACCAGATATTACAGAGTTACCAGAAGATAAGAAATCACAGTCGCATTCTTGTGCTGCCATTTGCTGACCTAATAATTCGTTCTGATCATCTCTCCACTGTTGATTTCTTTCAGGGTGAACCGTCCAGTGCAATCTAATAGTATTAAATCGGTTTTCACCTGATTCAGCTTTTACCCATTGCTTATGAAACCAGTTACCCATACCGTTTGGAGTTGATAATGCTATACACTTACCACCAGTTGCTAGAGTTTGTTGAGATGATGCCCAGATATCATCGATTTTATCAATAAAAGCAGCTTCATCCATTACTAATAATGATAGAGCTTCGGATCTACCTGCATCACCAGATGCTGATATAGCTTTTATTTGAGAACCATTCCCTAATCTTAATGATAACTTATTATCTTCTATTACTCCACCCTTTAACCATGAAGGTAAATACTGATGCATAACTCTTACTTTGGTTACAAGGTTTTTTGCTACATCTTGTTTGGTTGCAATTACAAGAGTATTGAAATCTTCATTAAATAACATGCACCATAAAGCATACCCAGCAGTTAAAGTAGAAATACCTAATTGACGAGACTTAAGAATTATACTATAGTCGTGTTTGGATATTTCTTCTAATGACTTTTCTTGAAAAGGGTAAAGATCAAATAAGATCTTACCTCTAGTAGGATGTTGAATATACCCATACTTTCTCATAAAGTGCATAGGATCAGAAGCACACTTCTTATACTCTGCTGCTATGATTTGTTTTAGATTTTGAGCCATACTTTATTTTTTACGTTTGCCGAACAAACCTCTTTTACCTTCTTCGGGCTTTACTCGTTTTTCCATTGTACGACCACCAAAGTAAGCACCAATTACTGTTATCAATACTAGTTGTAGTAGATCAGTCCATTTTTCTTCAACAGTAAATGAAACTGCTCCAGCATCAATGAATATCATTAGAACTGTACATACTACTAGAAATATTAAAACTAATGGTCTAACGTTTTTTGATAACCATGAATCGGAATTCATATCGGCTGACCATCTGTCAGTAATATTCTGTTCCATTTTTGTCTCGTAATCCGAAATTAATTCTTGTATTTTTTGTTCTGCTGCTAACTTCTCTTCTTTAGAAGTTGTTAAATCATCTAGGACTCCTCCAACTCCTTTTACAAGGTCAGCTGCTCCACCAGAAAATAGATTCGTTAATATACTCATAACTTTTTCTCCTTATTATTTATTAAACTTTTTATTCTTCTTTTTATCAGTATCAAATCTCATAATCTTATCTTTATTCTTATCGAAATAAAATACTAGTTTTTCATCTAAATCAATTGGTTCATCTCTTAGAACTCTTTGAAATTCAGATTCAGCTTTTTGAACGACCTTGTGCATCTTGATCAATTGCTGTTTTAGTTTTTCCTTTGTTTTAGGGTTTTTTTCTGCAACAAAGGCTTTTCTTAATTGTTGTTGTTTTAATTGGATGTCTTGGTAAGCTTCAATAGCTTTTTGAAATCCTCTAGTAATAGAAGCTTCTTTAATTCTAATCAATTCTTCTTTTAATATAGCCTTTATTTGTTTTCTAGATATTGCCATTTCTTCTTCCCATTATTTCTTTAATTTCTTTACTAAATCGTTCACGTAATTCTTTTTCACTTTGACCAGTTCCCCAATCTTCTATGTCTCCATGTTCTGATATCATAGTTTTAGAATCTCTTTGGCTTATGAAATCTTCATATTCTGCAGATACTTCTTTTAGCCATGATTCGAAATTTGCATCCTGAACTTCTTTTTTATATTTGAACCAATGATCTCTACCTTTTACTTTTATCTGAGTTTCAAAGGTTACTAGGCAACTCATACAAAACTTAAAGTGAGAATATGCAAATTTATCACCTTGCTTTTTCATTCTCTTATCGCACTGGGGGCAACACAATGGGGTTGTATTTTCTAGTCTTATCTTATCAAGCTTATTTACAGTTTGCTTTATACCATTTTTAACAGTCCAAGTTTTTTTATTCTCTTCCCAAACATCGCCTTCTTTTCTAACTACCCTTTTTCTAGTATAGCCACTTCTGATTTTGGTTTTTGAATTATAGTCACCAGATACTAGATTCCTCATTCTCTGAACTTTTGCATCATCTATTGCTTTTCTCATTATAACAACTCCCTTGCATGTTTTAGCCATTTTTTAGCTAGTTTATTTTTTGGAGGTTTTCTTAAAAACTTATTTATACCAGGTTTAACTCCTGGAGGTAGTGAATCAGTTCTTTTACCTTCAGTAGATACTTCTACAAAGTTACTTCCGAACATAGATCTATAAGTTTTTAGATTATCCATAACCGATTGCCAGCTTCTTTCTACTACTTTATCTAGTAAAGTTCTTTCTGGTCTATTTCTATTTCTTTCTAAAGCAGTTTCCAAACTTGTTGAAACGAATATCATATAACAGTCATATCCAAGTTCTTCTATTCTTGCCTTCTTTTTACCTAAAGCATTTGAAGAAGAACCAGTTCCATCTATGATAATTCCCAGTTTACCATCTAAATAATTAGATAATTGCTTTTTTGCAATTTTAACAGATTTTGCCATTAGCTTACCACCCATAGATCTTTGAGCATCGCTCATATCATTTTCTGATGGTGGTATTTTATGTTTTGCTTTTAAGTATTCATATGCTGAATCTGAATTTACTATTTTCAATCCTGCAGTTGTTAAACCAGATTGCACTTTATTTTTTGGTGGGATACCGAATAACTTATTTATTACAGTAGATTTCCCTGAACCTGGTCCTCCAGCTAAAAAGATAGCTTTGAATGCGTGCTCGTTCCTTACAGCCTCGGTTAGAGGCTTCTTTGAAGGAGAGAGTGGTTCCTTTATCTTGTCGTTGCTTGGAGTTTTCGAAGGTATTTCCTTTTTCTCTAAATGATCCAAGAATTCATAACCAACTACCAAGGCTATATCCTTTATTCTCTTTCTCCATAAAGAATAAGCTTTTGTAAATTTATAATCTTTACCACCAGCGGAGGTTATTGAACCAGGAACTCCTGCTGGAAAGTATGTTGGTATATTAGTATTAGAATAACTAGCGTCTAACGGGTTTTCACCTATTATAAAACTTACAACTTTTAAGCCCATTTTCTCTGCTTGTTTTTTAGTAGACTTTTTATAGTCTTCATAAGACTTGAAAAACGTAGTTGGTCCATCGTCTACTTCTCCAGAACCCAAACCGTTTGCTTCTAGTAAGTCTTTAACCTTACCAGTTGAAACGAATTCTGCTATATCGTCTTCTATTATATTATTTGCTAGCCATTGTCCAAGTTTCATGATTTTTTCAATTCTAATTCTTTTGCAATCCATTTTTTAGCAATTGTGTTTTTTACTGGTTTGTTTACAAATCTATTTGCTGCTTTTACTACATGCCTTTCAAAGTCTTTATATTCAGAATTATCTACTACCAACATATTGCTTGCACCAAATAAACCTTGGAATTTACCTAAGTTATTTGTTACAGCTGCATGTGATTTTACAACTAAATCTTTTGGTAATTTTCTTGCTCTATTATTATTTCTTTCTAATGCTACTTCTAACGAGGTATTTACAAACACCATATAACAATCATACCCTTGTTTCTGTAATTGTCTTTTCATGTTTGATATTTTTTCATAATTTTTACCTGTGCCGTCTATTAACATACCAAGCTTTGAATTTATATAAGAGTGCATTCTTTTTGCTGTAACTCTTTTTGCTTGATTTCTTAGATCCATTGCTTTTTCATATTCATCTGGGTTTAGAGATTTTACATCATGCGATAAATTAGCTTTATCTAA